ACGGGTTTAGGAGTTTCGGTTGATTTATTCATTTGGGTTTACGTTTAGGCTTACGCTTAGTAACAGTTTTTCCTGTGGACTTAGCGTAGGACTTGGCAGCTTTCTGACCTGCCTTGGAATATGCGAACTTCTTACCGCCTACTTTTGGCATTTGTAAGCTCCTTAGTTAAGGTGAGGGTACCATACAGATACCCTCACCCTCGTGATACTAGTCTAACAACCCGCTTAACATAATTGGGCCATACTCAGTTGATGCTACAACAGCCAAAGCATAACCTACAATCGGCTCAGTTTGAGCATCTTTAGGCTGCACAGCACCAGCAGTTCCGTCAGACGTTGTTAGCTGCTGACCTACTGCCCATGCATTATCTGCTAGACATGTAGCAATACCCTTAGTCTGAATCCAGCCAAAATAACCAGAAGTCATACTTACCATAGTTACACCAGACACCAAATAATCAGTGCCGGCCGTAGCAGCATGAACATTATTGACTGGGCTAGGCGTAAGAGCAAAATCAGTAGCACCTGTAGAAAGTGCAGTAATAATAGGATCATAGAGTGTAAACTCTACAGCATCACTACTAGCTGCGCCATTAGTTTTAACTCTGTAAGTAAAACCTTCGCCGGCATCATCAGTGATATGCAAGTACGAACCTGCATAATCATTAGCTGATACACCTTGAAAATCAGCCGGAGGCCCAGAAGAGCCTGAAGCAGTCAAAGTAACTACCTTTGAACCAGCAGTTCCCGTAGCAATAGTACCGTCTGAAATTTCAACAGTACCGCCAGTAGAAAAATCTGGACCTACAAGTTTACCTACAGTACAAGCAGCGTCAAAATTAGCATAACGGAAAACACGCCCGTCAATCAATTCCAACTTCTGCCCTAGCGGATGTTTAGCAGTTGAAGACTCTTCATAAATACCTTGGTTGCCTTCAGCTGATCCACCTATAGATCCGCCAATTTCAAAATTAAGGTTATCGTTACGTGACATTTTAAATTCCTTTCCCTATGAGCAGGGCTAAACCTCCATTGGCTTGGAGGCAGGGTATTAAACTAGCTGCGTGGCGACACCATGACGCCGTGCGTTGTTGATAACAAGCTGGCAACCAAACACGATGTACGCAACCATCGCGAACTGATTAACAGGCTCTTTAAACGAAGTCTTCGCAAAGTTCTTGCCCTGCTGTATCTTCAGCTTAAGATACTTGCTGTTGATAAGATATGCATGCTCCGCAGGACAATCACGATCATACTGGATAGTAGCTCCACGGAAAACAGGTGAACCTGCATCCGCTTTACCAGTCTCTCCAGCAGCTAACCTAGCATATCCAGTACCTTCAAAGAGGTTCTGCATATCGCCAAACACCGTCAACGTGGTAAAGATATGCGAAGGAGTATCATTACCTTCCGAACAATTATTCCACACGGCACCCAAACGCTGAGTACCAAGATTGATGTTGTTCGTGATGCCATCTACATTCGAAGATGTAGTATCAGCCTGATTCCTCCACCAAGATTCATTAGCACGATTAATACCCATAACCGTACCCGAGGTAGGCGCATCAGCAATCAAATCCTGCAAGCCCAAAGTGGACTTACCAGACTGTGCGCTAAAGAACGCAGCATTAACGGCATCACGAGCCGTCAACATAGACTGCTGAGTCTTAGCTTCGAGGATCTTCTTAGCGGCATCGCTTTGACGACCTTCGTCACGCTCAGTCATAGAGATCGTAATGGGAGTAGCAGTATAACGCCAAGGTGCATATCCCATAGTGATACCATCAACAGCATCCGTGTTAACCGTATCGTATCCATCAAACCAGGTAGCAGAGTTCTTACCATACAGCAAGTCCTCTTGGATCTCTTTGCCACCTGACTCTACTTCAGCATTGCCAGACAACATCTTCAACAACGGATACTCATCAAAGATATTATCCGTCAAACGTTTCCGCTTGGAACGCATAGTGAGAGTCCACGCTGCATCCCAAGTTTCAGTGGTACTAGTAGCGGCCATTTATATTACCTCATTCAAAGCCAAGTTTTTTGAGGCCCGACAGAACTTCAGTCTCAGACAAAGAATTATCCGCACTTTGTCCAATACCACCACCCCTAGGGGCAACGCTCTGTTGAGCATTACGGATTAATGATCTAGAATCTTCAGAATGCTCCGATCGGCGACCTGACGCCAGCTCGTATGCCGTGCGTACTGTGTGAGGTTGACCGGTCTCACGGTTATTCATTCCTCTGAATTTAGAAATTTCTTCATGATAATCCTGCAAAGCTTCGCGACTATGGCCGGCATCGACAGCTTCCCGGATTTCTCCAGAAACTTTATCTTCTACACGGCCTTGCTCATTTCCGCTAAGATACTGAACATTTTGATGCAGCTGTCCAAGATCTTGCTGTAAGGCTTGAACTTGATTTAATAGTGGAGTCACAACGGCATTTGCGATCCCTTCCACTACCACAGCTTCATCATACCCGTTAGAGCCAGGACTGAAGCCAAAATGCTCGAGTACTGAGGACTGAGGAGTCTGCTGCTGTGCAGGCTGCCCTTCTTGTTGTGGCGTAGGATTCTGAGTAGGATTTTGAGTAGGATTCTGAGTTTGGTTTATCTGTTGTGTAGCATTTATAGCATTACTGTATTGTTGTGTTACATCTTCCATTTGTTTCTGAGTATCCCGCAGATCCATATTGGTCTTGTTGACCATACCATAAATATTACGCATGGTACGCAACTGAGGCTTCCATTCATCGGGAACTTCTTCCTCGCGAACAGTAGACCAATTAACCGAATGTGGATCAAATTCCTCACTTACTCCAGACTGCTGAGCCATAGGCGCGGCTTCATCTTCCAAAAGACCCGAAGTGTCTTCTGTTAGATCTTCGCCAACAATACCTAGCTCTTCCGGTTCTAGAGCATTAGTTACTTCAGACATGACTTACCTTTCTATAATCCCATACGATGACGCACGGATATAATATCCTGAGCCTGTTCTCTAGTTCGTGTAGATGCAACGAGGATAGGTTTAGATCCTCTCTCATCATACACTTTATAAGGACGCTCAGAAGGGTTATTTTCACTTACATCTAATACAGTAAAATCAAATAAATCCATGTTTGTTGTCAAGCCCTTCAAGGTCGCTATCATCAGCAATAAACTCCGTTAGGTTTTCAGTAGACTTTGCTCGTGGAGTATAGCCTTCAGGCCCATGATTCGGACCTTGATATTCTTCAGGATACTCTAGAGTTTTAGATCCACCGACACTATCTGCGGCTTCTATGCAATTATACTTCTTTAACAACTGCTGCTTATGAGAATAACTCTCACACACTTCACCAAATCCAGGATGATATTTACCGTACATTGCAGAATTATGCGGATTAAAGTTTGCCATACCTACAATACGTCCAAAATGTACTTGCATCTCTAAGCCACAAGCAGTACACTTAGGCGTGTTATTAGATACAACATCCCGCAACTCATATCCACACGCACAATAATAATCATGATTAACAGCCATTATCCTACCATACCTCCTTGTCCAGTTAAAGTAGCTACATCAGCCGTAGCTGCTTGTTGGGTTTTTTGCGCGTTAGATCTAACTTGACCAATTATACCACCCTCAGTATTCAAAAGCCTACCATCTACAGCAGGTTGACTACCTCCTGATGCTGGAGCAGATGTAGTAGCTTGCATAGCTTGTTCATGCATAGCTACATGTTGCTGCACTACTTGTAGAATCTGCTGTTGTTGCTGAGGTAACATTTGCTGAAGTTGCGGCAAACCCATTACTATATCAGGGTTCTGCTGCTCCATGTGAGCCATATGATCCATACCTTCCTCGACTGGAGGCATCTGGCCCTGAAGCATTAAGCTAAGTTCTAGCTGAATCAAAGAGTTAAGATCCGCATCCGCACCTTTAAAGAGCTTATCTGTAGTGCGTTTCCTAAAAGACTTGATTAAATCCCTAGTAACTTCAACTTGATCTATCATAGGATTACCTACAAGTCTATCGTACAGCAGTATCGAGTTCTCCTGCTCTAGCTCTTCCACCAACGGATGCATAGAACCTGCATCTAGGTCTAACATAAAATCAAAATTAAAATCCTCGCTAGTAAGTATCTTATACTCCATACCTGCAGGATCTTTAGCTACATTGAGCATAAAGCTACGCGGAATATAACGTATATCTTGAAACATATGAAACAAATTACTTACAATAGTGGTATATACATCTGCTATTTTAGATTGCATCCATTGACGGTTTAGCGATCCCTGCGATGCTATCAAAGCACTTTCTGTAGCAGTTTTACGACCTTCTGAGCCGCCTGCGAGATCACTTACATGTAAACTCTGCTCTTCGTATCCTCTAGCATCATTCTCGATGCCTAACTGATCACTAGGTAGGTTTCCCCAACTAGCTTCACGAATACTAGCAATATCGTGCAGTCCAATAACATCACCATCCTTGGCATCTCTGACATTATCCACAAGGTTCGGATTACGTTGAATCTCAGCTTCATTGGCCCATACAACTCTTGGGAACCTGCGAAGCACGTCAACCCTACGACTCATAGACTCCACAATAATATTCTGCAAGTCTTCCACATATTTCATAGGAGGCTCAGGGAAATACGAACTCTCCACAGTATCAAACTTAACAGGAATATACTGAAATCCCTTAGACATAATGAATCCAGGAGATTCCTCAAGCCCCACCAAAGTTTCACCTTGATATATAGGTTTAGTCTTTATAAAAGGGTGATTCTCAGCATGGATTTCTTTCTCGTGACCGTCTAGGAATGTTATAAGTCTACGATTAAGCCTATCGTGGACTTCATACAATACTACCATGTCACGCTCAGCTTTAGCTCCCTGCACATGCTCATCTACATTATCGGCATCATATTCATCACCGTAGTTTAAAAGAGCCGTATCTGTAGCAGATGTGTACTCTGAGGATCCGGTAAAATCGCGAGGAATTTTATACCTAGAATCACTCTTGAGTATATCAAACGGAACTTCGATACGTTCAATTATATATTCTGCATATCCGAGGTTCTGAGGAGGACACTTAGGATCTACAAATACATTGAACGGACGAACCCGCATGACACAGGGAAAATCATCTTTAAAAGCATCGTTGGTTACATAGGGAGGCATAGAATCATCACCAGGTGGGTTATAGCCCATCTTAATCCATCCTACACCACAGAACAACGCATCGAACATAGCTTGGTGAATTTCTGCTTTAGCATTCATAATGTCAAGTGCGTTATTAGCAGCTCTCTCCATCACAACACCAACCGCATCTAACTCACCTACAATACGTTCTGCATTAGGCTTAGCATTTACAAATACTTCAGGATAATGAAATGCTACAGAAGATATGATCTGGCGTACTAATGGATACATTCGAGATACATGGATAATCTCATCCTGCTCGAGTCCTGGAATATCCATCTTCAGCTCGTAGGACGCAAGCAACTTCTCCCATGAACGATGCCTAGGTTCCATAACCTTCTGCACTCGATCAATAGTCTTACGCCAATACTCACGATCTGTATCTTTTAATTTTATATCAGCCATATCAGTTTAATACGTGATAACGTCCATTATAAGAGGGGCGCCCGGGCAAGGCGTCTAAGATATCCTGACCACTACCCTTGATAGGATCATCGGTGTGTTCAGCATGACGATACATATGAACCATGCCATATCGCCACTCATCAGCAGCATGGTCTTCTGCGTGTGTATCTACATCTTCAGGATTCTTATCGGCTCTAGGTAAGGCTGGAATTGTACGTATGAAATCATCATTCCAACCATCAAAAGCATAAAACTTCTCATGCAACAATGCATCTCGACATATACGCCAACCGTTTATACGGTCATTATTAGCACGGGTGATCGGAAGTTGTGCATCCATAAATACATCTGCTGCACTTTTAGTCATTTGCTCTGTAAGCCTACGCTTAACCCACATACTAGGATCAGCATAGACCATAATGGGCATACGGCCCTGGGTGTACGGAAAGCCTTGAATTCTCTCGTATATATCCTCTGCATGTTGTGATGCAGTACGATCAGCTTGATAATAACCCATTAGACGGTAAATGTTATAGTCAAAATCTACTGTGTATAAGCCAAAACTTGTAGGAGCTGACTCACCGTAATCTAAGGCCCCATACAAGGGCCACGAAGCTGGAATCTCAAAGCTCTTTGTAAGAATCTTATCACGGTTCCACTGAGTAAAGAACTGACCTTGGTATATATCCCAGTCACCGTTAAGATACGCTCTCCGTAACGCCTCGTCTTTAATGTTCTTTAATGACAATACATACCTAGGATCAGCTTCCATCAAAGCAGGATTATCAAATACCTTAGCCGAGATAAATGTATAATCCTTGGGATCTTCTGCCCCTTCATGGACCCTATCTATCCATAAACGCTTTGTCCAAGCATGACCTACACCGCCAGGGTTCCCCGTTGCCCACATCACAGGCTTGATGCCCGGATTTGCGGTGCGACATGAACTAGATATGTATTGCCATTGAAATTCGGTAAACTGAGTTACCTCTTCCACGGCTACAAAATCAAATTCTTGCCCCTGATAGTTAAACACGTCATCTTCGTGTTCTGCATGGCCAAACATTAACTCACTGCCATTAGGTAGATACATTACGCCTTCGCTCTTGTTATACCAAGCTCGTAACTTTGGAAACTGCCTAAACAAGGGGCGAATATGATTACCATCTAACTGCTTAAATGTTCTACGAATCAGAAGCCCTGTAGATCCTGGGTTCTCCATAAGCATAATAAGCATGATAATACGTGACGCATAACTCTTACCTCCTCCACGCGCACCTCCATAGAAAGGATAGCGCACACCATTACGCACGGACTCTAGGAGTTTAAATTGCTTAGGCTGTAAGGCAACATTAAACTCTAAGTCTTCTAGAGCTTCTGTATGAATTCTACCGCGTGTCGGCATGTATCTTCGTCACTGCTGCGAAAGAGGTTTGTAAAAATCTACCCATAACTTGACGTTTACGGACTGTATCGTCATACTGTGGTAATACTAGTAATTCTATATCGGGCTCAGCTATTCCTATTTGGCGTTCATCAGATACTATCTGGTGAGCTAGATCTATAGCCGCTTCAGGTTCTATGTCTAGTATCTCCAGGAATGGGGTTGCACGATCTGACAAAAACCATTCTATAGGATCTTTATTTATATCAGTGTCATAGTTGTAATATAACTCTCGAGCTTCAAAGAAACTCAATCCATAATCATTACTTAAATCTCTAAATGTTCTAGAACCTGCTTTTACTTTAGGATGCTCACGTACAATCCAATTGTGAGATTTCCATCTATATAAGAACTCAACTGCATGATTTAAACCTTGAACAAACACCACAAACGCTAGTCTCTTATATGACGAATGTAACCACTCTAACTCGCCGTCTTTAGGCGCAGATACAGAGTCTGTGTGTAAGTCTAAAGAAACTGCATCAGGTTCGATCTTACGAGGTATAGGAACCGGTTTGCGATGTTTCTTCGGCTGCTGAGGCTCTTCAACTTTCTGTAGGGCTTGGAAGAGCTGCTGTATCTCGTTCGACACCTTCGGCTACCTCCATAGCTTCTGATGGCGACTCAGAACCTTTGAAGCTGGTAATGTTGACTACGAACTGAGGCTTAGACTCATCACGAGTTTCTACACGCACTAGCTTAGTTTCTTCTCGCGCTGCGCTGAGAGTCTTAAGGCATGTGGTGTAGTCTGCTATTTGTTCATTGGCTTTATATATTTGCTCTAAACGGCTTAGTCTAGTGGCAAAGTTTGCGATAGGTATATGCGCTACTAAAGCATGACGTTTCTCTTGAGCTTCGGTAATCATAGATTGCACACGAGAACTCTCGAGATGTTCTATGACTTTAGGGCGTGTGGTGTTGAGAGCCTTCGCTATTTCACCTGCTGTTTTGCCTTCATAGATCAGCATACTTACTACACGAGCTGAATCTAAAACTCTATCGTTTACTAGAGATGCCATTAGAAATCAAAACCCAAAGGTGACGACCCTCCATACTCTTTAGCTAATAGTTTCTTTGTAGGCCCAGAAATCATTTTGTATATATCTTCTGCCATAGAACTTAATTTACGTTTGCTGGGTAAATTTTGAGCACGTTCTAGTATGTCCATTAAAATAATAACTTCATCTGAAGATGCTTCATGTTGATGTTGATACATACGACTCATAAACGCATTGAGAGAGAAGACAGCTGGATCTGCATCTTCAGGAAAATGCCATGTATTACGTTTAGATACAAACTTACCTTGCCCCAGTAAACGATCAATATTGCCTAGATCTGCATCTTTATCAAACGCTCCCTTATTGAAATACTCATGATGCAAACCTCCTACAGGGGTAATATCTTTCACCTCTTGCTGCACTTTTCTTTCTATCTGCATCATTTGCTGAAGCTCTGTTTGCGTCTTCTGCGCTCCAGCGGAACCTCCCTCGCCTTTATCTTTACGCCGCTTACGTTTATGACGTTCGCTTACAAATAAATCTAAGGCATCGTCTAGCCAGTCTGTATCAGCTGGAGGATTTGTATTTAACTTCTTGTTAATATCTTGGATAGCTTTGTCTATATCCGAATCGGAAAAAGTATAGATTGCACTCACATCGCCAGCCTGTAGCGCATCTTCAATCTCTTCAAGAGTTTTATTGGTATCTAATATGTCGAATGATGTAGCACCTTCGCCCTTGCCTAAATCACTCTTCTTAACCATCGCGGGATCTACGTTCTCGCCTTCTACGTAACCCTCTGAGTCTAAGCCCTTTGAATCTTCTTTCTTCAACCATTCTGCTAATTCTGCGTCAGACGGCGCCCACTTTATATTTGGATCTGATTGACCTAGTTGGTCAAGCCTTTTCTTCATCTCTGCTAACTCATCTGCCACACCCTCCCCCACACCACCCATTACTACTGGAGGCAGGTCAGGATCTGTTATAGGCAGATCTGCACCCTTACCCTTTTGTTGTCCAAGCTTGAATATTTTACCTAAGGCTTTCCCTCCACGTCCAGCTGCGATAGCCATGCCTGGACCTCCAAAATCCTCAGCTGCTGAAATTACTCCATCACCAGAGCCGTAACGAGCTTTAAGCCCTTGGGCTAAATTTTGGAGTAACGCACTCTGAAGTTCTGGGTTGTCTTGTAAGGCTAGAACACTTTGCCTAAGTTTGATTAAATCCTCGGGTGACATCTGTAACGCATCGCCAAGATCTTGGATCGCATTACCTGTCCAAGTACCTCCTAGGCTTGCTAACTTGTCCATTGGCGAAGGTTCGTAAGGTTCTCCACGCCATTTGCTGTGCTTAGCTACACTGGTACCTCTACCTGAAGCTTGATTGATAATACCGCTTCCGAGTTCCTCGACTGTACTGCCCAATGACGCATGGACCGGCAATACCATATCTAAAAGTTTGTATAGACTCTCACGTTCTCGGGCTTGCTGCATCAAAACCCATTCATTATTATATGGGTCTATGGGGCCAAACTCCACCCCCCTCCCACCTCGCTCCGCAGATCTACTGGCGCCTCGTGCAGTATAATCATGAACTGGAATATTCATATGACCCTAGTTTTCAAATTTTTGTATTGTAGAGCTTAAGAGATGCGTGGTACCACGTAGTACTAAGTGGTAGTGCCCCCGGGTACTTGGTACTATATGGTATCATTTGGTACTATATGGTATCATTTGGTACTACATAGTATTGGCACGATTCTTGAATGAAGCAAACATCGTGCCAGGCTGAATATACACCATTGGCACGAGAATTGCTCCACAAAAACCGTGCCAAAAATAAATCGAAAAAAAGTCAAGAAAACGCTTGACAAATCTCTACATATTCACTATCTTATATATAGTTGATCAATGGAGATCAACGAACCAAGGGAGAGCAAAATGAGACATAGCATCATCACTCGCAGACACATCAGAGACGCCAAGGGCCGATTCACAGGGCTCTATCGCTGGGGCCTCAACATTCGTGGCCTAGGGTACATTGAGTATCCTAAGACCTTCGCAATCATGCAGTTGATCGTGCTCGCAACGATCTTCTACTTCGCCTAAGGAGAAGGGAGGGGGCTACAACAGCCCCTCCCAAACATATTATGTCAAATGCAAGCCATGCCGCAAACGCGGTCAAAGCTCTTATCGAGCATCTGATTGATAATGAGGTAATAACTCAAGATGATGTCTATGATGACCTAAGAGAAGAACTTTTCGACCTTATCTACTCTGCAATCACCACAACTAAATAGCCCTCCCTTGGGCTTCGAGATCCTGGGTGTCATCCCCGACATCTGGGATCTCACTATGTCTGGACCTCAATGATTCACATCCTGAATTAATGCTTCTACGCGGTACTAAGTAGTACTTTACGATACCACATAATGTGGTACTAAATAATACCACACCTCAAATACTATCTATGTGGTACTAAGTAGTTTATCTTAATACCACATGATGTGGTACTAAGTAGTTTACTTTAGTACCAATCTCGGTTTACGTTTATGTGGTACTAAGTAGTTTAGTATAATACCGCATGAATGTGGTACCATATAGTTTAATTTAATACCGAATATATGTGGTACCATATGGTTTAGCGATGCATTTAATGTGATACTAAGTAGTTTGATGCAAAACCGCGCGATATTATTCAATACGATACAGTATTGTGCGGTAGAAAATAATACATTTTAACTACCACTTAATATAAAGTATTACCAAATAGCTGTCAAGGGGACCAAGTGTTCACCATTAATACCAAGTAGCACTACATACACCCAAGTAATACCCTCAGAAATCTGACACTATTCTCAGAAATCTGATACTAACCTCAGAAATCTGACGCTAAATATAGACTTAATACCAAATACAACAACATAGTACAATACCCTAAATCCAATAAAAACAACCATTTAGAGCATACATATTTACCTTCCAATTTGTAACCTTGTGGCATATGTTTTGCTTCTTATATAGTAGGTTAGATAGCGTCAAAAGGGTACCTATCACACCTATCATACATACCACCCTTATAGGAGTTGGCAATGCCAGCCTACAGTGAATTAGACTTAGAGTTTGACGGAGGGACCTTCGAAATTAGGACCCATAGTGTAGTAAGACAGGATGCTAATAAGCCATCCTATTCTTGGCCTAAACTCAAAATCTATGGAGACGTAGACTTCGGCAGTATGCTCTCAGAATGGTACGAGATTGTCGGAGGTGAGGCCAACGGATCTTTGGCAGAGTTAGTACAAAACGGCTTAAACCACGCCATAAGTGTCGCTAAAGATCCAAGTCGTACATCTGCAGATCCAACCATTAAAGAGTTCAAGGCTAGCTTCCGGACTGCAGTAAGTAACGGAAACGGCGGAGTATTAGCTGATCTGAAAGCACAAAATGAAGATTTGTACGAAGAATTGAAAGCCGCACACATAGCCAAAATCCAAGCACAAAGCGGAGCCTTGGCCTAAGCTAAAACCTTAAAGGGGTGGGGAGCAATCCCCACCCCACAAGGAATAAAACAAAATGAAACATTGGAACGTACAGCGATACAATGACGAAGACCTATACGAACTTATTATAGGCTCAGGCACACTTTGTGAAGATATCCCCGTCCCAGTTATGGATTGGCAAAGTTTAGCCGCTAAGGCACCTCCAGCGCGAGAGGCTTTGCGAGATACCCACAAACTTAAACCCATAAAGCTTTGATTTTAAACGACTTACACCAAACTTATGCGAAACTTCTACAAACTTCTACACTCTAAACCATTGTTTATAAAGGATTTAGAAACTTCTACATACTTCTACACCCCCCTTGCCATTGCCCGTCCGAGTAGGGAAAATAATATATATAAAATATATATATATATAAAAATACCCCCTCAAGGTCGAGATCAAAAGGGGTATGTAGAAGTTTGCAGAAGTTTGCTAAAGTATTGTTTATAAACGACTTAAGTGTGTGAAGTTTGTAGAAGTTTGGTAGAAGTTTGCAGAAGTTAGGTCATAACCCATTTATAAACAATGGTTTATGTCATTTTTGCATTTTACCCCTTGACAAAACCACCAAATAGGTGTATATTAGTATATTACATTCAACCACAAAACCTCATACATAGGAGACACACACACATGAACCTCAAAAGCGTTTTTATCCAAGGTAAGAAGTTCAGCTTCCGCCTAAATGACAAAGGAATATATAAGGATGGAAGTCATTTTAACCTTACTGTATATGGAGACATATCACCAACCGAGCTCGCAACAGTATCTAAACTAGCACTCGCAATAGAATCTATATTAGCCCCAAAAACCGAAACCGAAACAAACAAATATAGTG